ATTATTTTAGATGCTTCCAAGTTGGTTTTATCTTTATCTCTTCTTTTTTCAGCCTGCATCTTTACGCCAGCTTTCTTAGCGTCAATACCAATCTCTAGTTTATCAAGCTCCAACTCTCGCTCTTTAAGCTGTGCATCTGCCATATCTTTAGTGAGTTTGCGCTTCTGCTCTTCCTGTCTAAGTTGTATATCCGCAGCATCTTTCTGTGTTTTACGCTGCACTTCTGCTCCTTTGATCTGCATTTCCTGTTGTTGGAGCTGGAACACAGGGTCTTGCTGTTGTTGTTGCGCTTGTTGTTGAGCCGCTTGCTGCTGATTTGCCTGTGTAAGCTGCTTGCCAGCTTCTGCAACAACCCGTGCAAGCTGTATTTCGACTTCTTCTGGAAGTTCCTCGTTTGGTGCTGGTAGCGGTGCGCCAAGCTTTTCTTCTATCTGCTTGCGATACTTGAACCCTAGATGCTCTGCAATGTGAGCCTGTAATGCCATCATTATCTGTTGCGCTTGTGGATTCTGTCCAATCATCTGAGCAACTTGTGGATCTTGCATAAACGACATGTGTGCGCCGATGTGAGCATCATGATCTTGATAGATAAATGCTTTCATCGGCTTACCGATCAACGCGTTCATATTCTCGCTAACAGGATCTGCCGGTTTCAGGTCTTCCTTAAGTGGAACAAGTTTATCTGCGTTCTTTACTCCAAGAACTTCAATCATCTGCCTGTGTAATTGTGGCAGGTCATATATCTGCGGAGCCTGTGACGACATCTGTAATACAGCCTGATACTGCACCACACGCTGTGCCATGGTAGAACTGTTAGGGTCACTAACAGGAATTACATCCACCATCATATAATCAGTCTGACGAGCAGATACCTCTCCCCGTGCAGGCTGATACGAATACTCGGCTGACGCGTATTCTGCCATTAAAGCTTTAAGGAGTTTAAACTCCTGCTTCATGGCGTAATGAACACGGGCTTGTACTGCAGCCATAGGCTTTAGTGTACGCTCCAAAAGCGCCAGCGTTGTGCCTACCGGTGCGTTAGCCGACATGTCCGATATGTTCATGTCACTGATCGCGCCCAGTCTGCGGCCTTCGTTAGTGATTTTATCCAGCAATGCCAGAAGTGTCTGTGATGGTTCTTTGTAAGGTAGCGGCATAATATTGTCGCGTATACTACCTGACGGTACATCAACATCCTTGAACTCACCCGGTTCAATTGGAGTGTCATCCCCCTTGATACGCAGCCCACGGGACTTTAATCCACCGGGCAAATTAGCGAGCGTACCGGCATCGACAAGTTGGCGTATCAAGGAGGTTCCTGCTCGTGCATACCCACCGATAATATGGATAAGTCCGAGTCCATAAAAACCAAAACCCGGTACATAGGCATAATGTACGAAGTGTTGGCGCTTTAGCATAAGTGTGTCTTCAGAGTTCCAGTTTCTGTATATAGACAGAATCTCACCTGAACTACGTTCTAAAGTCACAACGTAAGGTTTTGCAATCTCATCGTCTGAATCATCAAACCCCTCAATCACAATATCAGCATGTATTTCATACAGCGCATATCTGTCATCATCGGTAAGAGAATAACCACCCTCTTCAGCTTTACGTATCTCAATGTCAGAGTGGTATGGTTGTGGATCGTTTAGTTCTATATCTCGGTAAAATCTGCTAACCTGTAATTTCTTGAGTTCATTCTTTGTCTTACGCATGACGTGAGTAACACGCTCTGCAGTCTCAATGTGAGATGCGCTGTAGGGGACAATGCAATCCTCTGCAGGTATAAACAAAGCGACCTGTCGTCCTATATTAGGATCGTGATAAACTTTCTTAAACGCAGAACCTGCCAGTCCGAGGCTGTAGAGCAGGCGCTCATGCTCTGGACGATACTCAATCATGTTCTCGGTTAGCTCAAAGTTCATGTCAGCTTTGACACGGGCAGCAGATTCAGTCTTCTCTTTTGTCTCTTCGCCAAGAATCTTGGTCTTCACCGGCCCCATGGCAGGAAACGTCTCACTCATAGTCTCTGCTTGGAATCTTATGGCTGCTTCTGCCAACACTGTAGAGTAAACTCCACAGGCGCCTTCCCAAGGATCAGTACGCTCTTCATACTTGAATCCTAATACATCAAGACCTTTAACGAATGTATCCGCCCACTCAGTGCGGCTGTCCATGTCAGAATCTATCAGACCAACAAGTTCGTCAGATAAAGACGCTAGGTCGTTATCTTCCATAGCTTCTGCCAGATTACCATCGAACGGTACATCTTCAGATTCATTACCCGGAATTATTGTTATCTCAACGCTACCATCATCCAGAGTCACCATCTCAGGATTTACGATCTCAATCTCCAGATCCGCAGATGGCATAGCACCTTCTGGTAAATCTTCATCTATACCCATTGGAGCTTGATATAGTCCTTTTTCAACTGCCATGATATTGACCCCTAATAATATCCGCTACTACGACGCTTAAAGTACCGTTGCTCTTCTGGCTCGTCACTAGGCAGACGTATAAAGCCTCCCTGACGAAACCTCATGAGAGCCATAACAGTTGCATCAACTAAGTCATCATGACTCATAAACGGAAATCCTGCAATCTCTTCTACCACTTCTTCAGCCCAGCGAGTCTCTGGAACCCAGCAGAGTCCAGATGCCACAATATCTGATACAGAGTTTAAACGAGCCAACTTATCTCCTGAACCTCTGTGTGGGGTATATTCTTGTACGGGTAATCCAGACCTACGCATCTCCTGATACAGAGCCGTGCCAGAACTTTTCTTCTCAACGATGAACGCGTCTGGGTCCCACTCTTCGTATTCTTCCATAGCAAGTTCTTTGAGTTCTGGGAACTCCATACGCCTCTTTATGCTGTTTAGCAATATAATATTATAGTTGTCCTCTTCTTCATTCAAAAACACACCCCATGTCGTCAATGCTGTGTAATCAGCACGATTGTGTGTTTCTGCTGCCGCATCTAAAGACATGATTACGTATTCACACTCGGGCGGCTGCTCTTCTTTCCATATACTCCACCACTCACGTTTGACCAGTGAGGCTTCTTCTGCCGTAGGTTCCTGCTGATACTGGGCGTTCCACTGAAATGCTGGCATAGATGCCTTTGTGCGTAGTAACGCGTTAAGGTCAAAGAACTCAGGCCACAGTGGTTTCTGCTCTGATTTTTGTGTTTTTTTATTAATTATGTCCAGTATGGCTGGGAACTCAACCACGTCGTATTGATCAGCTCGTTCGTTCTGCCCCATGTCTCTGGTCACACGCCCAGTCAGGTCATCCATGTGCCATCTGGTCTGGATAATAGCCACACGGCCTCCCGGCATCAGTCGTGTACGCGCTCCGAAGGTGAACCATTCGTATGCTTTTTCAAAGACTTCAAAATTTCCGTTAATGACATCTTGTTCGGAATGGGGATCGTCAACGAGCAAGAGGTCAGCACCGCGACCAGCAATAGAGGAACCAATACCGCACGCATAATACTCACCTCCTGAATTGGTATTCCAACGTCCGGCAGACTTAGAATCTATTGCTAACTTCACTGTGGGGAATATAGAATTATACTCTTCAGTAGATATCAAGTTACGTACCTTACGCCCAAAGTCCACCGCCAGATCAGTGGTGTGCGACACCATCATAACCTTCTTATTAGGGTTCCTACCCAGAAACCACGCGGGAAAAAATATGGAAACAAGCTGCGATTTACCGTGTCTGGGGGGTATATTGACACAAATACGGTCTTTTTTGCCCTCTGCAATGTCCATGAGCATATTTGCGAGCATCCTATGGTGCTTCCCGACAATATAATCAGGCTGCATACGCTTACAGAACTCAATCAGGTCATTATAGGCCGCTGTATTATTTTTTCTGGTGCTTAATTCGTCAACAAGGCGGTCGATCTCTACAATTTCGTCTGAAGTATACTGATCCAAGCTGCTCAACATCTGTTGAACCTCTTCTTCAGTGAAATCCACCGCTGTTTCAGTCATCGTCAAACTTATCTTCCTCTTTTAATCCAAGTTCAGCGTCAACATCGAAAGTTTCACCATCAATTATGACAGCATCCTGTATATCTTCCTCTGGTGCATTCAGTTTTTGCAGTTTCTCACGTAATTTAGCCCTCAGATCATCCGTAGACTGGTGAGTTATGGTAACTTCAGACTTCTCTGCGAACAATCCAACGTCAGATATCTTACCCAACAGCTCTAATGCGCGCATACGTACACGAGGATCTGGGTTTTCCGTCTCTAAAAGCAGTTTATTGGTAACAAGATGGCGTATGTGCAGCGAACTCTGCACTACAGACTGCCCAAA